AAACTGATTTTGGCATTGCATGGGTAAATAAACATGGTGTCTACTTGTATGACGGTCAAAGAGTAAATAACCTACTTGAGAAAAAGGGTAGGCAAATAATAAAAGAAAGTGATTGGGAAACATACGCTGGGACTCATGAGCCTATGATTGGTTATATCCCGAAGAAAAGACAGTTGGTTGTGTTTGCTGATGTGGATGATGACCGAGATGTTGACCCAAGAGTATATTTATATGATATGGTAACGCAATCGTGGACAAAGGGTACTCACGATGCAACTAATAGAAATGTTGATGTTGTTAAAACAAACTTTATTAATGACTGGAACGGGGACTTAGTATATGCACACACAAGCGGTACTGTAGTTAAATGGGATGATGGAAGTGATAGTACTACCAACTTTGAATTTAGAACAAAAGACATAGATTTTGGGCAACCAGCTCAAAGAAAGAAAGTGTATAAAGTATATGTAACATATACAGGAGGGAGTACAGGAGCGCAGCCAGAAAAGACTAAAATAGTATGTGCTGCTGATGAGGCAGGAAGTCTAAATGAAAAATATTTTACTATTTATGGTGCTTCTGAGAAGACAATGGTATGGTTAAACATAGACGGGGTAGCTAGCAATCCACCATCTTCAGTAGGTTACGATAAGGTAATTGATGTAGAGACAGATGAGTATCTAAATATTAACAGTACAGCAGAAGAGGTGGCGGCTGCAGTAGCAGTGTGTATTAGTAATGCCGAAGAACATGATTGTGTGGTAAATGGGAACGAAATAATTGTTACTGACAAAACTAACGCTACCAGAATTAATGCTTCTGATGAGGATACGGGGTTTACTATTTCAACAATACAAGAAGGCTCAAGTTCAGGGACAGGACAAGATGTAGATGTATTATACCAAACTAATGGCAATAGTGGTTGGTTGCAGTTTGATGGTGATTTAGATAGCACAACAACAGGACAAGTAGAAGCAGAATTAAAACCTAATGCTAGTATTAATAATATTAAATCAATACAGTTAAAATTTGAAGGAACTGCTGCAAGTACATTTGAAATAAATGATATATCAATAGTTTACAGGTTAAAACCAGCGAGATAATTAAATGGGAATGACGAGACAAGAGCGTGTTTCACTACACAAGAAGCAAGAAAGACTGCAAGTTAAAAGCGGTGTACCCGCTACTGCTGAAATTAAAGAAGGAGTGCCTGTATTAAGAGCTACTAGTGAGGGTATAGTAGAGTATGTTAAATACAATGGAGTATTACATAAAAAGGTGTTGGATAGGGTGTAAAATAATGGTAAATTTAATTAAAAATTAAGGATAGTAATATGTCTTTAGCAGGTGCAATAAAAAGCTATGGTAGTATAAAAAGAGAAAACTTAGGTAAGCTAGGTAAGGGGAAATATTACCAAGCCATGGCAAGCGGTGTTGGCGAAATACTAGAAGATGTTGTTAGCATTGCTGGTAAAGTTGGTAAGGGTGTTTCAGAAAACATAGAAAGTTGGGAAGATTATGAGGGTGGTTTAGAAGTAGCAGGTTATGAATCAGGCGAGGAGGTAACTGGTCTCAAGCGATGGTTTGGTCGCCCTAAATTGGGTATAGAAACATCAAATAAATCATATACGGCTAAAGAGTTAATGGATATGGGTTTCCTTTCTGGTGACCCCGCTTCAAAGTTGCGGTTAGGAGATAGAAGCTTGGCAGATATGTTTGGCACTACTCTTGCGGATGATAATGCAGTAAAGGTTGCTGAAAGAGGGGGTAAGCAAGAAGGTCAATCCTTTATTCCTACAAGTGTTAGTAGTAAAGAAGGACAAGAGCATCTTAACTCAGATGAACATAAAGCATATGTAGAGGGTAACGCCACAGAGTTTTCCCTTTCAGCTATTGCAGGAGCATTTCGTAAAGATAAAGAAAGACTTGGTGTGGAAGATAAAATAATAGATAATCTAAATAAAAATGATGGGAAGGTGCTTATTAGTGATTCTATTACAGATGATACTGAGGTCATGAAAGATGTTTATGGTGAAGAGGGATTTGCAGATGCCATGACTATGTGGCAAATAGAAAATAGTGGGGAAAAAGATTCTTTATCAAATAAGATTGGACCATTTCAGTTTACGGAAAAAATGGCAAGTGTTTATAGGGTGAATGAAAATTCTACTATGAGAGAATTTGCAGAGGCTCAAAAGAAATTAATGAAAGAGAATTTAAAAGTGCCTGTTAAAGATGCGAATGGAAAAACATTTGATGTTAAAAAAGAATTAGGTATTTCTGCTGGGTTGGAAGGTTATCTTGCTCACCAGCTTGGCAGAGGAAAACCTTCTGATGGCGGTTATTATGCAGACGTTGTAACTGGGTATAAATCAGGTAGAATAGCAAAAGAGACAAAACCAATATTGTTAAATAATCTCCCAACAGGGAAAAGGCAACAATTAAAAGGTTTAAGTGACGGTGAAATAGTACGAGGATATATAGACTATTGGAAATCTGCATGGGAAGCCAAGCAAAAAGAATCACGAAAGAAGTTTAACTGGTAATATGCTAAAATCAGAAGCAAAAGAACAGTTTGATTATTTAACAGAAAAACATAATATAAAACATGTTTTTTCATTTGATGATGCGTGGAAGTGGATGGAGTATACAAAATACCACGTTCCAATGCGTAATCCTGTTGATTTTTTCCCAGCTAATTACACCAAAGAAGAATTTGAAAATGGGATAATGAAAGTACAGGATAAGTTACAAAAAAATGGACTTTCTGAAAAAGAAGGATTACAAAGAAACCCCGTAACACATACATTTACCGACGGGCAATATATTAGGGAAATATTTAATCCAGCTGGAGAAATAATAGTTACGGCAATACATAAAATCCAACATCCATTTTTCTTATTAAGGGGTGAAATGACAATACTTACAGAGAACGGAGAAAGTCGAATCAAAGCTCCCCATTATGGAATAACAGAGGTAGGTACTAAGCGAATTATTTATGCACACACTGATTGCGTTTTTGTTACAGTACATCCAAACCCATCTGGGACAAAAGATGTTTCTGTTATAGAAAAGGAATTAATTGCTGACAATTTTGAGGAAATATACAATATGAATAACGAGGTGAAATAATGTCTTTTTGGGTAGCTGGGACTATAGCAGCGGGGACTGTACTAAACATTGGTGGCAGAATGGCATCTGGTTCCGCGGCTGCAAATGTTGATACTGACGCGCAAGAACAAGCTGCAATGGGCGTTGCAAAAGAAGAACGTCTACTTGCAAGTCGTGGATTTACAAATGCAATAGCAGGACTAGAGCATAAGTATGATATGGGGATGGAAACTAGCAGTTTAAAAGCTGGTAAGTCTTTGTTTGAATTAAGTGGGCAAGTAGCTGGTGCTTATAAGAAGTCTGGGATGGCTACTGTGGGACAAATAGAGCAAAAGCGAGAATATGGAGAGAAAAGTGTTTTTGATATTTTTAAACTACAAAAGAAAGATTATAGCGCTCAATTAGAAATGGGTACAGAAAGAGCAGATATTGCAAAGCAAAAGCAATTAGGTGCTATTGAACAAAGGTTACAGCAACGATTAGACCAAGTAGCGTCAACTCCAGATTCTTATTGGGAGGGATTCTGGGGACAAAGCGATTATCAAATAGGATAAAATATTATGGGAGCAAAAGAAATATTCGGAGCATTAGCACAGTTAGATGGCAGTAGTAATAGAGACGACAGACAACGTAATGCGCTTAATTTGCTAGAATTGTCATTAAGACAGGAAGAGCGGTTAGCAAAAAGAGAAATAGCGGATTACTCACAAGATGTTAAAGAGTTAAGCAACTTCTTTACACAATATAAAACAGAACTTGCAGACCCTTCTTTATCAGAAGAAGAATTATCGGCGGTAAAGACATCTTTTAATGAAGGCGTGGCTATCCAGCGGGATAAATATGGTGCAACAGCAGATAGTGATTTAGCAAACTTTTTCAATATGAATGTTTCTGGTGTAAATGAGATGTTTCAAACAGTAGAAAGAGGACAATCGTTGCAAAAAGATGTGATGGAAACATACAATAATGCACAAGATTTGTATAAAGAGGATGTCCATTCTGGGAGATATAATCCCCATGATGCTGATGCTATATTAGAAAATATTTCTACATTGCAGGAAACTGCTACTAAAATTGGCTATGAAAATGTAGTAGAGTCGCTTAGTGAATTAGAAAATGAAGTAATGCAAAAACGCCAAGTTGTTGGCTATTTATCAGATATGGATATTGATAAAGAGACTCCTTTTATACAGGCTGAGGGAGAAACAAACCCTCATTATGTACAAGCCCAAAAGATGGCTAAATGGGGAGATTTTTCAGGGGCATTAGCAATGTTAAATAAGGCGCATGGTAAAGATGTTGAAATGGCAACAAGTCGTGTTGAAATAGCCGCTGAAGTTAGTCGTCAAATATTTAATAAAATGCAAGAAAATATACAAGCATTAGCAAAGAAAAGTAGTTTAGGCGCTTATGTAACCGAATTAACATCATACCCCTCAACAGAAAAAGACTTTATTCATTGGGGGAGGTCACAAGAAAAAAACCCAGCGAATACAAGCATGATAAGGATATTTAATGAGGTTGAGGAGAAGGATAGTTGGATAGGCAATGCACTAGAAGGCAACGCTGGTGATTTAACAGATGAAGGAAAGGCTTTGTATTTATCAGGTCGTATTTATCATAAAGGCAATCAGTGGGTATACGCAGATAAACAAAGTGATAATATATACCAAGATTCGCAAGGAAATATAGACCCATTTGGCTCATATGACCATAATTGGGATAATAAATTAATTGAAAAGAATATTAGTAAAATAGGATATGATTTTAGTAGTGATACAGATGCGAATGATAGATTGTTAATCGCCGAAGTAGCAAAGCAGTATATTGACAGTCATCAATCCACCATTGAGAATATGGCTGATATGCGAACTAAAAAACTGTTTACCCCACCCACTGATACTGAAACAGAAACAGAAACAGAAACCGAAACCGAAACCGAAACAGAAGAAAAACTTAATCTTAAAGAATTAATCACGTTAATAAGAAACAAAACAAACCAATTAAATAAAAGAAAGCATGCGAAAAGCTTGGGATATGAAGTAGAGGGGATTCAAACCCTTTCAAGAGAAATTAAAGATTTAGAGGAAAGAGGAGACGCTGCTCTTATTTCACTTGGGAAGGAAATAGAGGAGAGGCAGGTTGCTAAAGCCTTAAATAGACTTGGGGTAAAGAAAACTCCAGAAAATATTGAACATTATAAAAAAACAAAAAAGAAACAAAGAAAAGAGTTGTTGCGGCGACTTAATGAAATGAAAGGCATTCCCCCCTACTATATGAGCGGGATAGGCGGGGCTAAAGAAGAAAATTGGCTAGACATGGACATTTCTGAAGATTTATGGTTTTCTCCTTCTGACGAAGGAATAAAAGAAACCTGGTTAGATATAGACCCAGAACTGAATCTATATTCAAAGAACCAGCTGTCGAGGTATTATGGAAAGAAGCAGATGAAATAGGGTGGAAATAGTAAATGTCTATAACAAAAAGTGAACTTGTTTCAAATTTACGTAGTGAAAATCCAGATTATTATAAAGGATGGTCAAACGAGCAACTGTTTCAGGTTGCCATAAGAGAACGCCCTGAATTATTAAATAAATTAAAATATGAAACCCAAGGACAACGACTATATAAAAAAATAGGCTCTGCTGCATCTGCTGGGTTTGGTAAACGCTTTATGAGCCAATTTGAGACCCAGAAAAGGGAAGTTGGTGCTGGTTTAAAGGGGATGATGCCATGGGTATCTACTAAAGTAGCAGAGGATGCTCGTAAATATGCTGAAACTATTTATAGAAGGAAGATAGCAGAAGATACTGAATTACAGGCATATTTAGCATGGAAAGAAGATGAGCCAGGATGGACAAATCTTCATACAGCTGCACGTTCCTTGTCGGAGGCGTTACCGTCATTATCCATTGCAGTTGTTAGTACTGGCGTAGGATTAGCTGCAAGCGCTGTAACAGGTGGTTCTTCACTAGCTATCACAACAGCAGCTTTAATGCCTATGTTTGCAATGGAGGCTGGTACTGAATATGTAGAAGCAATGCGTACTATGGTAGATGAAATGGATATGACGGCAGAAGATGCAAGGGGTTATGCTGGTATAGCCGCTGGTTCGTATGGTGTTATATCTTCTTTGTTAGAAAGGGTGGGGGCTAAACAGTTTTTAAAGTTAGTGCCTGGGCTAAGTGTTAAAGCAGTAGAAAAAGATTTATTAAAGTCAATTACAAAGTCATTAGTTAAATTTGGGGCTGATAAGAATTTTATTGTAAAGCAGGGGGCGAGGACGATTGCTGGAACGGCTGAAGCATTAGCGGGTGCTTTGCGTGAAGGTCCGACTGAGTGGATGCAATCTGTTACTCAACAATCTATTAATCTTGGATTGAAACATGGGTTAGGTGAAGATGGTGTTGGCGTATTAACAGCAATGCAACAGAACTTTAGAAAGGCTGTTACAAGTAAAGAGGCGCTGGAAGAGGGATTCGCTGGTGCAACAACAGGTATATTAGGTTTCCCAGGCGGTTATGTTACTTCTGTTTCTAAAACAACAACGTCTGAAGATATTGCAGAAATACAACAAAGGGAGCAAGTAAAAGAGAAAGAGGGGGGGGAGGTAGAAACATCTACACTTGGACACTTTTTGTCTGCTGTTATTTCACCAGCTGAAAAGATGGGAGATGTTTTAGTAAGTGCAAAAAAAGGTACATCTCCGCTAGAGGTAGCCATACAAGAAACAGAAAAGTTAACTGATAGTGGTGATAAATTACTTAGCATTATAAATGACAATCCTGATAATGTAGATGTAATTGCAAAACATGAAGATAGTGATAAATTATTAGGGCAAATTCGTACTGCGTTAAATAAGGAGATAGAAGGAGATAAGAATAAAATCCCCAATAATCGTGATGACATTATAAGAGAAGCGAAGAACTTTGCTATTTATGGTGATATATATATGCCAACAGAGGCGACTGATGTTGGGGGATTAGGAGAAGACGTTTCTAAGCAAAACCCCGTTATTATTTACGAGCCTTCTGGTATAGTAGAGCCTACATTTGAGCCTGCACTTGAGCCTGAGCCAGTTTCCCCCGAACCAGGTATGCAAGGGGTTACTTTAGACGGTGCTACGGTAAAAGGACAATCCCCCGAGCCACCCCCCATAACAGAAGCTCCTGTTGCCCAAAAAGGTACAAGACCTACGCCTATTCATAGTAAAGGCGACATTATACAAGTTCACGATAAACTTGACTTATCAAAAGTTAAGGATGCCAATGTTAAGCATGGTTTAAAAAAGGGTGAAAAGTACAAGGTAATTAAAGTAACGCCCAAGATGTATAAAGTCCAAAAGGTAGACGCAGAAGGCAATATTACTGGACCAGTTATATCTGTTTATCAAAATACTACAGTAGGTGGAAAGTGGACTAATAAGCATTTAACAAAAGCAGTAGAAGTAGAAGAAAAAGCTCCTCCAGCAGTAAAAGAAGATTACAGTAAATATACTAATACTCAATTAAATAAAAAAATAAAAGAATTAGGTATTGAAGATAGTGTCCCTAAAACTAAAACTGGTAAAATAAGTTTTTCAAAAGCAAATAAAGCAGAAATTGTTAAGCAAATTGAGATTGCAGAACAACCTAAACCTGTGGAATTTGATGAATTTAAATCCATATTAAGTCAATTAGAATCTGGGGAACCAATAGAGGGCGACCCTGGTCAGCGGATGGCAGACGAAGAGGCTTATGCCAGGCAAAGAGAACCTACTCCTGAAAAGATAACTGCCATAAGGACAAAAGGCGGGGAAGAAATATCTGCTGTAACTGGACTACAGCAACGAATGACAGAGAAAATTAAATCTGTTATTAATAAAACTGCCAAGAAGTGGTTACCTAAAGAGCAGGTTAAGACTAAAATAGCAACACAATTTATTGGAGAAGGTTCAAAAGGTTCATCTACCGATAATTATCAAAAGATGTATGCTGAAGAAGGGGTTGCTAATACGGGTAATTATACAAGCAATGATATTATTTATGTATCATCCAATGGTAAGCGTGGGGGTAGAGTAAATCCTGTTAAAGATGGCGTATTGCAAGGTGCATTTAAAAATATAGATAAAGCTATTAAGGCAGGTGCATCTATTGTAATGGATACAGCTGCTCATTTAAAACTGACAGGGGTAAAAGATGATGGTACTATTGGATATAATATAGGTGAAGTTGCACTTGCTAAATACTTATCTGAAAATGGTTATGAAAGACAAGGCAACACAGGTGTTTGGAAACCTACCAAACAACCCAAACCTGTGGGGGATGTTGCAGTAGAAGAACCAGTAATAGATGACACTGACATAAAGACACTATTAGAAAACTTTGGCGTTATGGGAAAAGAAGAGGAGATGCTTGAGAACTTCCAAGATGAAGGGAGTAGTGAAGAGCGATTAATTAAGCACAATAAAGCATTAGCAGATAAAATTCTTAAAAGACTAAAGAAGCATTTTTCATTTATTGATGTGAAGACATTTGAAGGGCTGATAAATGTTCATGGTATAAATCGTATAGGCTTTGCTATGGAAGCGTTGGTTGCTTGGTCTACAACAGATGGTCGTTTAGACACAATGCCACATGAGTTTGCACATATTTATGTTAAGTTGCTTCGTAATGAGCCTATTATAAAGTTAGGTATAAAGCAGTTTGGTAGTGAGGAAAATTTAGTTAAATATATTGGTCAGTATTATACAAATAGAATAACTGAAAAATCTGTTTTCAACAGAATAAGAATATGGTTAAAGCAGTTTGTAAATAGATTAAGATTAAAGTTTGGTAATTTAGATAAGATTGCCAAAGAAGATATAGCACAAATAATTGCAGAAGAATTTTATCAAGGCAGATGGCTTGGTGTTGAAGTTGCAGTTGGGGAACAATTTATAGAGTTTGAAAATGAGAACGAAACTGACAAAGAAGACACTGAAAGAAGTGACGAAGTTGTTAACTCAAAGCAGTCAAGCATTCCAAATGATGTCCATATTACAAGTTTTTTATCCAAGGCGCTGGGTATTTATATTGATAGAATAGAAGATTATCCACATATAATTGAGATAGCACAGCAGGCAAAAACATTTGAAGAGTATAAAAATAACTTATTTGATTGGGCAGAAGAGCATGTAAAGAAACCAGGCAATGAATGGCTTGGCAGTGTAAAGAAACGTACTCCTTTTACGCAAGCAGATTATAAGTTTATGAAAGAGTATGTTAGTAGAGAAAAGCATTCTGCAAAGGATAGGCGTGAATATAGGCGATTAAAGAAGTTAGAAGCCAAGCACAATAGGCACATGATGCAGTTACATAATGATTGGCTGAAAGCACTTGTTAGAATAAGGAGATTTTCCCCCAACAATTCCAAAAGGCAAGGTAGAGATACTCGTGTTTATCAAGAGTGGATTGTTAATGGTAAGGGAATTGTTATCGCGGGGGAAACAAATAAAATAACCAACAAAAAAGCATCTGAAACAAACACTATGAATTTTGTTGAAAAACAATTTATTGACAGTAGCAGTGAAAATAGATTATTTTTCTTGCCTGTTAAAGAAATAATGTATGAAAGGCAGAATAGGAAAACAAAAGAATCATTCCACGTGCAAGCAAACTTTGATATATCAAGTACCGTTATTAACACAGCGCAAAGAGGCCACGCTAAAAGCTATGTAGCAATAATAGGAAGTAAGTTAGTCACAATAAGAGAGCAAGCTAAGTTAGGTGCTGAAAAAATAAGGGATAGTAAGTTAAGCGCCAAAAAGAAAGAAGAAGCCTATGCTGCTTTAAGGCAATTGGCAAAGACAAAACTATTAGAACTTGCAAACGCATCTAATCTTATTTCTATTATTGGTAGTAAGATGGGTGACAATTCTGCTATTGCATCAACTAAAACGGCTAATAGTGATTTGCCAGCCAATATGACTCCCAGTAAATTTGTAGAATTTATTGATGGTGAAGTTGATAGTAAGCACATGACAGGGAAGCATGCTGATATTTTCTTTGAAGAAACTAATGCAGAGAAGTTAGTAATATCTAAAAATCCACTTGTTGACACAATGTTAGTAGATTATATAAATGAGAAAATGGCTGATGGCGAAAATAGTACTTTATCAATTATTGATAGTATAATAAAATATGGCAGTCAAGCGTTTAAACAAAAAGCTGCAATGTCGCAGGCATTGGCAAGGTATAAGTTTTGGCAAGAAATAAGAGTAAAAGATTATTTAATGCATGAAAATAGTGCTGCTGACTCCATGACCCGACTCTCTATTGACCTATCAGAAGGTCCAAACCCCAAGGGTGTTGGTAAGGCAAGATTAATGCTAGTAGATGGTGATGTTAAAGTAAAAGTTGTTGTTGATGGCAAAGAATGGGATGCTGGTAAATATGATGATTTTGATGGCGCTACTTTTACAGGGACGCGTTGGTTGACAAAAGTTGCTAAGGCGTATGGTTATAAACAACTTCACCAGTTAAAGACATTTATTAGACAAAAAGATGGTGATTATGACTACTTAGGTATGAAACACATGCAGTTTAACCCATATAAAGGTATGCGTTTTTATAAAGGTGATACGCTAATAGCGAAAGTAGAAGGGCAGGGGAATGATACTTACCTTATTGATATGAACCCTGACAGTGATACTTATGGACAGAAGTTTGATATGATAGCTTCTCCAAATGAAGCTAAAATGACTTATGGTAAATACAGTAAAGATAATGACGGTTTTTATAAATTGCATGATATAGATGAAATGTCTGTTAAGGTAACACAGGTAAAGCCAAAAACAGCTACAGCTGCCTCACATCCTATTGCATTAGGGGAAATGTTATTAGCAATTAAGGATAGTGATGGGAATGCTGACGCTTTAATAAAGCAAATAAAAGAACGCTATGGGGAGATAATTGCCCATTACATGGAACAGTTAAATAGCTTCTATGATAATCCTAAGTTGTTAAAAGATTTTGTTAATAGGGTAAGGGATGAAGAAAATATCCCCACTGAATTGGAAGAGTATATTGAGTTAATAGATGATGAAACTGGGTTAGGAATATTCCATCCTGTTATTATTTCGCACCTAATGCCCATATTAAATTCACGTATTTTTAAAGAAGGTATATTTAAGGCAAGGGGCTGGGAAAAGAAAGCATCTGATGTTTACTTAAAGCCTGCTGCTCATCTTAAAATAAGAAAAAACAATGTAATGGTATCATCGTCTAATACTGTTGCCGTTTCACAAGTAGAGCAAGCCTATTTAGAACAGAAGGGATTAAGGCAGAAGAATTGGGAAAATAAACACGAGAAAATAAAAGATTTGAATGAGTGGTTAGAAGCTGGGAATGATGTTCATGTCCTAATACATAGAAATCCTGTTGCAAAAGTAACAGGTCCAATGTTACGCCACATACAGCGTCTTGTTGAAGGTGAGCATGGGCAGAATATGATGCTATCCATGCAAGATGTTAAGGATATATTAGACGGTGATTGGGACGGTGATAAAGGCGTATTTGAATTTATTTCCCCTAATCATGTTGAGGCTATGCAAAATTGGCAAAATAGCGATGCTTTTACAGAGGCAGATAAGATTGTGTCTTTGGACATGTATGGTAAAAGAACTGATAAAGATGAGACTCTTGCTGATACTTCCGTTGGTTCATGGGAAGATGTAACGGCAGCTATTGTTAATAATGCTAAATCTGATGGTGCTACTGGAGTTATGGTAAATGCTAAAACAGTATCGGTACAGTTGGCACATAAAGGGCTTAAGATATTCCCTACTTCAATGCAAGAAGATGGTGGTTATATAGAAGTAATAGACCCCAATGAAGAAGTTGTTATGGATTATATTGCACTTGATGAAAAACAATTAGATAAGAGACAGTTAGAAATAATAAATAACAATGGTGACGGTATTGTCGAAATAGATGGGGAGAAGTACCTAAAAACAACGAAACAGCACGAATTGGCTATATTGTTCCAGATGGCTGTTGATGCTGTTAAATACCGCTTCTGGGGCGAAATAGTAGATAATAGTGAATTGTCAAACTTTGAGTTTATGCTGACAAGAGTATTTAGGCGTAGTGATAATGAAGAACTAACAAAAGACCAAAGGAAATTAGTTGGGCTTGCGTTTACTACACAGAATATAAGTAAAAGAAGAGCGGGAAAAACAAAAGAAAATTTTGCGGCTTCTTTCCAGCAGAATGTTGATAGCAGTCTTGAATTAGCAAGGTTGGTGTACAATGAAGATGGTGAGTTAAAATCAGATAAGCAATTTTCAGAAGACTTCTTAACGATGATGTCGGAAACAACTACAAAAATAGAAGACATTCCCGTTAAAGTAGAAATGCAGAATAAAACAACACCTGTTGAAGAATTGTTAATGGGTATTGGTAAAAATATTAATGAAAGTGATTTTTATTATGTATTTACAAATGATAATGCCAAAAGAACTGCTCATGTATTAGCAATGAATAAGTTAATGAAGACTGCAGCAGGCACAAAGCTGTATAGTGATTTTATGTCTGGAGAAAAGCAAGGAGAATATCAACAAGTAAGAGATTTTCTTGGCAAGAAGGACAGTGAGGGCAATACCTTTATTAGTATTTGGAAAGAATTGTTAGAAAGCACGGACAAGATTAAAGATATTCGTATGGATTTAACACAGGATTTCGTAAATTTTGTGGATAAATACATTAATACTTGGAACAAGTTATCTGCTTCTGCGCAAGCGTGGGCAACATTAGAGATGTTAAGTGGATTTAAGGACGATATAAACATATTAAAACTTCCACCTTTGAAATTAATGGATAAGCAGATAATTAAACGGTATTTACCATTATTTGAGACGTATCTTCGGGAGCAACCAGCTGATTTAAGTACTAGCAAAGAGGCAACTGAAGTAAGAAAAGATTCTACTTTGAATAGTTACTTAAAAATGCAAGAAAAAGTATCTAAAAAGTATGAAAATGCCGATAAAAAAGTAGGAGTATGTAAATAATATGCCAGAAGCATGTATAAAAGCATTAAAAGCAGCATCAATAGAAGAAGCTCAACACGTTTACCAATATAAAGTAGACGTAGAGAATGCAGTAGCATCTCTTGTTGGCTACAGGTCGAATGCTATGGTAGAGCAAGCTCGCCAAGCCTACAATAGCGTAAAGACAGCTGCTAATAAAAAGAAATTAGCAGTTGCAAAAAAGATGAAAGAAGAACATGATAAGCTGTATAATCTGTTAGTATCATATTTAATGGAGAGCGGAGAGCAAACTAACTACAGTAGTGAACTTACAGACCCAGTGAAGATGGTTAATGATTGGAAACTTATTTTTGCAAAGCATTTAAGGGGTGAAGTAACTCCATTATTATTCCAACAAGGCATAAGAACTGCTCGAGCAACAAGAAAACTTATAGAAAGAATAATACAAAAAAGAAAAAATATATTAAAGGCGGGGAAATTATCAAAAAGAGATGTATTTATTTTACCCCCAGAATTTGTAGCTGCTCATGCTGATAGGTATGGTATTGTTGGCAAAATAATAGTAAAGGCATTGCGACTTGGGGATAAAGACATTCAAGCTACTTCTAAATATTCTGCTAAGTTTGATGAGCTAAGAGTAAAAATAACAGATTCTTTAACTAATTTAGTACAGTCTACAAACAAAGCTATATTTAACCTTAATAATGCATCTATGTGGGGGGTTAGTGGGTTTAGAACTTTAGACACAGGCGAAGATATTGTTATTGTTGGTGAAGGGGTGCAGAATGGAGTGGAAAGTTATAAAATAAAAGGAGAAAAAGAAGGTACAGAAGAATGGATTCCCAAGTCAAATGTTAATGCTACACCTACTGATGTATTAAAGGCACTTGTTGGCTTATATAGAGATGAATTAATAAATGAATTGGCAGATGGACAAGTAAGATATGTTACTCCTTCATTATTAGACAACGCACTTGATGACGAGGGGTTTTTAAAAGATAAAGATTATACGAAGTTAAAGCAAAAAATTAAAGTCATGGCTCAAAAAAGAGAAGAGGGAAGTAGGGTAGGTGGCTTACACACTAAAGTGGTAAAAGTAGGAAAGCAACAATGGGAATATCGCTATGTAATGATAAAGCAAGGTGAGGACAATCCTGCTGGCGAAGAATATAAAGCATATTTAATAGATAAAGCACAAATAGATAGCAAAGGTATGCGACTAAAAGATACAGCTATTAATTTTGTTGGGAAAAATTATAAAGAGGTTTTTGGAAAAGTAGTAGCAGAAGATGGTAATTACACACAAGAAGAATTAAATAGTGTATTACAGGAGGGGTTTTATCGTTCGGAAAAAGTAAATGATTTTGGGAGATTGATATATACTACAGGGAAAAGGGCGGGGAAACCCATAGAGGGAACGCATACAAAACAATATATTAATTTTCAACTAATGGACAAACAACCAAACAAAGAAGTAATGCCTGGTATTTGGGAGGGGTTGTATAAAACAAGAGGAATTTTTAATTTAATTTGGAATGATATACAAAGCAAAACAATAGATATTGAAAACAAAAGACAGAAATTCCATAAAAAAATATCTGGTATATTAACAAAAAATGGATTAACAAATGAACAAATAACTAAATTTTTTGAAAAATTGTATGAAGTAGGTGGTGTTGATAGTAGAATATGGTATGATAAAAAGACAGGAGAAGTACGCACATCTAATACCTTCATGAAAAAGAAGGGTGAAAATTATATCCCACACATGTATACAAAAGGAAGTATTGTTTTTGTACAAATCCCAGCTCAAATTGCACAAATGGAAATAAAACTAATGCGTGCAAAGCAGGAGAAGAACAAAGAAAAGCAAGACAATTTAGAAACAGGAATACAGCACTTAAAAGACCTTGCAACTGCTTATACAGAAGAAGACCAAAGCAATAAGATAGTAGATTTAAGTTCTATAGCGCACCTAAAGCACATTACTGAATGGACAGACCAGACTAAACGTAGAAAAGATGGTGATATTTACAGTGATTATTTATCAGGAATGTATAGAAATTTACATAGAAATGAAATAATTGTTGATATGTTGCAATCTTTATATTCTTTGCAGTTATTGGGAAATAAAGTTCCAGTAGGAACAACTGATTATTTAGTTAATAGAATTAAACTAGCATTTGGAGATAGTGACACAAGGGCTATTTCTATAACAGGTAAAGAAACTGGTTATGCTGAATTAGCAACAAAATTAAATAAGGCTCCTTCTTGGGTTAAAATGGGTGTCAATTTTACATCTAAATCTGCTGAACTTTTTACTAAATGGTTAACTGCACCATTGACAATGAGATTTTTAGGTGCGAATCCAGCATTAGTAAATAATACTCAAATTGCGAATGAGATTATCCAAGTCGGATTTAAAACGGCAGGTGATGCATATAAATTAATGGATAAATATAAAGACAAATGGAATAGAATAATACAAAATACTGGTGTATTAAATATATTAACAATGTTTACTGAATTAATGGATAGTGGTGAGCCAGAATGGAATGGTTTTGGTTTTTATCCTTTAATCGGTGGCGGCATTATTCCGTCTGGCAATATGAGAGAATTTGTTAAATTATTAGCAAAAGGAAGAGATAATTTTGTTAATAATGGAGATAAAAATATAGATGTATTGCTTATGAAAATGGAAGCAAAAGCCACTGGTAAAACAAAGGAACAAATAAGAGAATTACAGAAGATAGATAAGTTAAGAAAAGCCATTGGTAAAGATAGATTAAAAGAAAAAAGAGGTGAGTTTTTTGATATATTTACACTTGGAGAAGAACAAAGTGAAAAAATTATAAAAGCACGATTTAAGAAATTAATAGTAAATATATCCGATGCAAAGTTAAAGAAAATGGTTTCATGGAAATTGAAATGGTGGTTTGATGGTCTTATACCAGGTAAAGAATATATGACATTTACCAAAACAGAAGAAAATGTAAGGTCAATGACTATTGTAATGGCAATGTTAGATGCTCAAAAAAGAGGGCTACTTAATGGCAATATTGAAGATTTAAAAAGGGGGATAGGATATGAAGTTTTTTATTCTGATAAAGCTGTTAGAATAGCCAGAGATGCTGTATATAATACACAATTTGGAATGACGGTTCCGTATGTTGGAGAAGGATTTAATGGACTTGGTAAAGCAATTTGGCAATGGAAACAATATCCTACTCACCAGTTAATACATGATTATCAAGTCTGGAAAAAATTTACAGATGGTAATTATGGGATTGGTGATGGTATGGCTCGTATAACTAATGCAATAGCTCAGGCGACAGCAATGATTTATAAAAAAAATATTAGAGGAGATATGACAGCTACATATGACCCAAGTAGTCAATTAGACCATGAAGCACTAGCTATGGCAAGATTTCTATTTACAAGGGGTATGGCAAGTATTATAGCAAGTACTATTAGTTTTATTCCAATTATAGGCTATTTATTAAGAAAAACTGGTGGATTTGGTTTCGGGATGATACGCGGATTTGAAAATCCTGCATTAGGAATGGTTATGAGAATGGCTATTTGGAGTTCATTATTTGCAATGGGGGCAGATGATGATGACCAAGACAGGAAACTAGACGATTTGTTTGGTTCAGTACAAATGTTTTTGTTTCCCGTCTTTCTCGGCACCCTAGCAAGAGATGTTACTACAAGTTGGGATTATCTCGCAGAAGATTAATCCTTCTTTTGTTTTTTTATCTCTTCGACTAGTTGTTCCATTTCGTTAACCACTAAGGATAACATTGTTTTAATATTATTAAGGTTTGCCATTATATTGTTTAACATTTTTGTAATTAGCGACTTTTTATGTTTATCTAATTGCTGGCTTGCCATAAACAAATTCTGTATTTAGTTTAAATTGTTTTATTCCAATACCTATATTAGTAGAATGTTTATAGCGCCTTGTTATTGAAAATTCTATTGGGCTTATTCCAAGTCTAATTTCTCTTTGCTCCATTGTGTGTCCATCTGAGTCTGTTGTTGAAATGTCTAGCACATTAAAGTGTATTGTATCGCCGCCCCACATTATTTTTTCTGTTATTTGCGGAAGATTAAAACTATACATTATTCTTTCCCCATAAAGCTATTAATATAGCGTCTGCTGTTTTTAGTGTTGCTCGTGGATAAATATCCTTTGCAAGTTGTTTCAATGCATTTTTCCTTTCTTTCTTTGTTTTAGG